ATGTTAGTTAGTAAAAGCAACGGATTTAACGCTAGCGCAGTTTTGGGTAGTGGAAGTTATAATGAAAATAAATCTTCTAAACACATGGAGCTACTAGCTCATAGTATTTTAAAATTAATTTGTAAGGAAGCTGCATCAGAGACGTATCGCGGTGCTCTTGAAACTTTACAAAAAATGATGTCTGAATGTATATATCAAGAAGGCAACGCCTTTGTCATTATGGGAGCTGGAGAACAATTAAAACGTATTAAATATGAAGTTGGTGAAAATAACTTAAAGGTATTCAACGTACACTTTAATAATAATCACGAGTTAGTTAGTTCTGGTGAGCCTGACGTAATATGTTTAAGCAAGCAGGTCTGGGAAAATCTTCTCATTAAACTAAAGCTGGAAAACAATGAAAATGTGTTTTCTGAAACTAAAAAATTATCGAATAAAAATAATGCCGATCAGTTTTTTGAATGCGCTAAAAGAAATGAACAGAACCTTTTCGATAATATAAGAAAAAGTGATTTTCATGTTGGTTTACTTAAGCCAAGTAGTACGCGTAGTGTTATTTTAGAAACGCCGCCAAATGTCTGTATGGAATCACGTAATTCATATGAAAACAAAATAGATGAGATTTCATCTTTGTCAGAGTCAAAGGAACACCCCATAGATATTCAAGAAAAAAAAGATGCGTTTGTGAATGAGTTCAAGGGGATATTATTTGATAAAAATGGAAGGTCTTCAGAGTTTCTACTTAATTTTTATGAATGTTGCTATGAGTTTTTACCAAGAGCGCAGCCTCAGGATAAAATCGAAAGCTATAATTCAGCACTGCAAGCTTTCTCCATCTTTTGTTCATCTACGTTGATACATAATAATATAGGCTTTGATTTCAAATTATTTCCAGAAGTCAAACTGTGTGGGGAAAATCTTGAAACGGTATTCAAATATAAAAATGGCGATGATGTCCGGGAGATAGCCAAAATTAACATTACTCTCCAAAAAGAAGAGGATGGTTTATATAATTTAGGTGGATTGGATTTTAAGGGATGCTTCTTTTCTGGACAGAACTTCAGTAACTATGATATTCAATATGTGAACTGGGGAACGTCATTGTTTGATCTTGATACTCCGTGTATTTTTAATGCGCCTGCTTACAACAAGAGTAATGAAAAATCATTAAAACCTGTGAGCGAAAACGGTTTAAGTGGAGTCTTGACTGATCGTAATAATAAAATAAAACTCATCACGGGCGTGGCACCATTCGATGATATTTTATTTATGGATGATGACTTTGATGATAGTTCCTCTGAGGATGATCCCGTTGAGAATAGTCCTGTTGTGACTAGTCCCGTTGTATCAAGTTCTAAAAGCAGTTTTCAATGATTAATAAATGGCTATTTTTACAAAGAGATAATAACGTAGATTGAAACAATATGTATTATTGATTGATTAAACGGGATTATTTTTTACACTACAACCATTTTGCTGCCACTACCAAAGAAAAAGGGGCTACGCTTTCACGTAACCCCTTGATTTATTTGTTGAGCTGGCGGTGTCTGAATTGGTGCTGTAATTGGTTGAAATATTTATTCTAATGTCTGGTTCAACTTTCCTTAGCTGCCTGAAAGTTTTTTTGATCTTACCCATCAATAATAGGGTTACGGTACACCACGCCTGACTGATGAACTGCGTGCTCAGGGTTACCTCTTCAACGTAAAACCGTGGCAGGAGGTCCGGACTGAAAAAACTGCTCAGGACATTATCGGCGGTGGACGCACGGGTAGTCTGTAAACCGAACCGACTGGGGCGCAGTATGTGGCATCTTGTCGTGCTGTTGGAGGAGCTGTGCAAACGTGGTATTAACTTTCGTGCTCTGGCCCAATCTATATTTGCCCAACAATGGGGGGACGAATGCTGTAAAAGTAAAAGAATCTGCGATCTCAAAGTTATTGTGTGATTTTTATGTGAGCAGAAGATATTCATCAGAAACGATTATGTAAATCATTTTATTTTGCCGACGACCTGATTGTCGAAAGAAAAGAATACCCCCGTATTCCCTGAATAGATTGACTTTTTTATCCAACCATACTTCAGCGCACTGCGTTTAAAAAATGCTTCTTTCTTATGTGGAATATCATCATTTCATCATGATGTCTTTGATGAGCGGTGAACACAATACACTTGCGCTGTCTCTTCAGGATGAATCCCCTGGTCTGGTGCCTGTGGGCTGATGTTGCAGCAGAGCTAAGGTCGCTTAAACGCTACTCAGTATTCACTTTTCAGAGGATGAAATTTATGAACAGGACCAGTCCCCATTATTGTCGCCGCTCAGTACTTTCCTTATTGATATCTGCCTTGATATATGCCCCGCCCGGTATGGCGGCCTTCACTCCTGATGTTATTGGTGTGGTAAACGATGAGACTGTAGATGGCAACCAAAAAGTGGATGAACGAGGTACAACAAATAACACTCATATTATCAACCATGGCCAGCAGAATGTTCATGGCGGGGTATCTAATGGAAGTCTTATTGAATCTGGTGGATATCAAGATATAGGAAGTCATAACAATTTTGTGGGGCAGGCTAATAATACAACCATTAACGGTGGCAGACAGTCAATTCATGACGGGGGTATTTCCACAGGTACGACAATCGAGAGTGGCAATCAGGACGTTTATAAAGGGGGTATCAGCAATGGAACGACAATTAAGGGCGGTGCTTCACGCGTAGAGGGAGGGAGTGCGAATGGAATACTCATTGATGGTGGTAGCCAGATAGTAAAAGTTCAAGGGCATGCTGATGGTACAACGATAAATAAGTCTGGCTCTCAGGACGTAGTACAAGGAAGTCTGGCAACGAACACAACCATAAATGGTGGTCGACAGTATGTTGAACAGAGCACAGTAGAAACAACAACCATTAAAAATGGCGGTGAGCAAAGAGTATATGAGAGCCGTGCGCTGGACACGACGATTGAAGGCGGAACTCAGTCTCTGAATAGTAAGTCAACGGCAAAAATTACGCAGATCTATTCTGGTGGCACGCAAATTGTTGATAACACCAGCACCTCGGATGTTATTGAAGTTTATTCCGGTGGCGTGCTTGATGTTAGTGGTGGTACGGCAACAAATGTTACCCAGCACGATGGTGCAATTTTAAAAACAAACACTAACGGTACGACGGTGAGCGGTACGAATAGTGAAGGTGCATTCTCCATCCACAATAAAGTGGAAGACAATGTGTTGCTGGAAAATGGAGGCCATTTAGAAGTATCTCATTCCGCAAACAAGACGATTATTAAAGATAAAGGAACAATGTCAGTTTTAACGAATGCTAAAGCTGATGCGACCCGAATAGATAATGGCGGGGTTATGGATGTTGCAGGAAACGCGACAAATACCATAATTAATGGTGGCACACAGAATCTTAATAATTATGGCATAGCCACAGGCACCAATATCAACAGCGGAACGCAAAATATCAAAAGCGGTGGGAAAGCTGACACAACAATTATATCCTCCGGGAGCCAGCAAGTTGTTGAGAAAGATGGTACGGCAATTGGCAGCAATATTAGCGCCGGAGGCTCGCTGATTGTCTATACCGGCGGTATTGCACATGGGGTTAACCAGGAGACGGGCAGTGCTTTAGTTGCCAACACGGGCGCAGGGACTGATATTGAAGGATACAACAAGCTCTCTCACTTCACTATTACCGGAGGGGAGGCTAATTATGTTGTGCTGGAAAATACCGGCGAACTGACGGTAGTGGCTAAAACCTCGGCGAAAAATACTACCGTTGATGCTGGCGGTAAGCTGATTGTCCAGAAGGAGGCTAAAACAGATACCACCAGACTTAATAATGGTGGCGTTCTGGAGGTTCAGGACGGTGGTGAGGCTAAGCATGTTGAGCAACAATCCGGCGGCGCATTAATTGCTTCCACAACTTCCGGAACCCTTATCGAAGGAACCAACAGTTATGGTGATGCTTTCTACATCAGGAATTCAGAAGCTAAAAATGTAGTGCTGGAAAACGCTGGCTCATTAACAGTCGTCACTGGTTCCCGGGCAGTTGATACGATTATTAATGCCAACGGCAAAATGGATGTTTATGGAAAAGATGTTGGCACTGTACTTAATAGTGCTGGCACCCAAACAATATATGCCAGTGCCACTTCTGATAAAGCAAATATCAAAGGTGGCAAGCAAACGGTATATGGTTTAGCCACTGAGGCAAATATTGAAAGTGGTGAACAAATTGTTGATGGTGGGTCAACTGACAAAACGCACATCAATGGCGGCACACAAACCGTTCAGAATTATGGTAAGGCGATCAATACCGATATCGTCTCTGGCCTACAACAAATTATGGCAAACGGGATAGCGGAAGGTTCCATTATTAATGGGTGTTCACAGGTAGTTAATGAGGGCGGTCTGGCTGAAAACTCGGTGCTTAATGACGGCGGCACACTCGATGTGCGGGAGAAAGGCAGCGCAACGGGGATACAGCAGAGTAGCCAGGGCGCTTTGGTTGCAACCACCAGGGCGACGCGGGTCACAGGAACACGCGCGGATGGCGTCGCGTTCAGCATCGAGCAGGGTGCGGCGAACAATATCCTGCTGGCAAATGGCGGCGTGTTAACCGTGGAGTCAGACACCTCTTCTGACAAAACACAGGTCAATACGGGCGGACGGGAGATCGTCAAAACAAAAGCCACTGCGACAGGCACGACGCTCACCGGCGGCGAACAAATCGTCGAGGGGGTGGCGAATGAGACAACGATTAACGACGGCGGAATACAAACAGTTTCAGCTAACGGAGAGGCAATAAAAACAAAGATCAATGAAGGCGGTACGCTGACAGTTAACGATAATGGCAAAGCGACAGATATCGTCCAGAACAGCGGTGCCGCTCTCCAGACGAGCACGGCTAACGGTATTGAAATCAGCGGTACTCACCAGTACGGCACTTTTTCCATTTCCGGCAATTTAGCGACCAATATGTTGCTGGAAAATGGCGGTAATTTATTGGTATTAGCAGGTACCGAAGCTCGCGACTCCACGGTTGGCAGCGGTGGAGCCGCCAACGGCAGTTATCGCAGCAACGGGCTGGGCGGTCACATTGAAACCGGGATGCGATTTACCGATGGTAACTGGAACCTGACGCCGTATGCATCGTTAACGGGGGTTCACCGCTGATAACCCTGAATATCATTTATCCAATGGCATGGAATCGAAATCAGTCGATACCCGCAGTTTATATCGTGAACTGGGTGCAACGCTGAGTTACAACATGCGTCTGGGGAACGGTATGGAAGTTGAGCCGTGGCTGAAGGCGGCTGTGCGCAAAGAATTTGTCGATGATAACCGGGTGAAAGTGAATAGTGACGGTAATTTCGTCAATGATTTGTCGGGCAGACGTGGAATATACCAGGCAGGTATTAAAGCCTCATTCAGCAGTACGTTAAGCGGGCATCTTGGGGTGGGGTATAGCCATGGTGCCGGTGTGGAATCCCCGTGGAACGGGGTAGCTGGTGTGAACTGGTCGTTCTGACCATCAACGAAAAAGCCCACATCTGTGGGCTTTCATGTCACCAGGAGCCGCGGCTCCTTTGCGTATCCTTTTATGTCTCTTCACCGTCTGGTCGGTGTCCTGCTGAGACTGCTAACTTCCTGTTTTTATTGGTGTTGTCCTTATACCGTCCAATCAGCTGGCGGAGTTTGAATAAATATTGTATCGCTTTGATTTTTAACGATTTTGTTTAATTCAGTTTTTGTGCGTATACCTAATCGTATACCAATGGCTGTAAGTTAATGTGAAATGAAAGCGCATTTTTACTTGTATTGATGCTATATCGTACAGGAAAAAAATTTTTTTTCGAAAGAACTGTTCACACTGTTCACTCTTTTATTTTCTCCTTTTATTTCAGAGTGATAGGTGGTGAATAATGGGTGAAGGGTGAACATTCGATTCTTCACCTCCGGCATTCTGCCGGTGTGACTCATACCGGTGATTAATCCCCCGTACTGAAATCACACAGGGAGAAAAAAAGTTTTTTTTGATTTGATTGTTCACACTGTTCACCTTTCGTTTTTCTCTTTTAATTTCAGTGTGATAACGGGTGAATATACGGTGAAGGGTGAACAGTGGATTGTTCACCTTCGGGGAATTCAGGGATAAAAAAAGACCGGCAGATGCCGGTCAGATGAGTCATGATGGTCAGGTTGTTGCAGGGTCGTCACATTTTGGCAGCCAGTCGCCGTAGCTTTCCTCTTTCAGCGTCAGGTTGGTCTGTATCCCCTGTTTGGTATGGCGCTTCTCGTAATTCAGTCCGTATTCTTTCAGCATCACCGGCAGCCCCAGCCCGAACATTTTCAGACTGAGTACATTCCGGTAGCCGTTTGCCTCCATGTAGGCCAGATAGGCGTGATAGAGGTATTTACGGTAATTACGCGGGATGATACTGGCGTTCCCCATATACATGCCGCTGGTCTGCGGCAGGGTTTCCAGATAGCCGATAAAATCAAACGTCGGGTCGGCATCCCGTTTGATGTTCAGTGCCTCGTCTGAGTTCTGCTGGGACTGAAGCAGTGACCGGGCGAGCATCGGGTCGCTGAACTTCTGCATCAGGTGACGCACGATGACCGCCAGCTCGCGGGTGATTTTGTCCTTAAGCTGCGGGTCGCGCTCCTGCGGGGCTATCTGTTCCGGGAAGTGAATAATCACCCGCCGGCGTGACACGCCGCCGCTGCGGTCGGTGAAGCGCATCGGGTTATTGTTCACGGCCAGAATCACCGCCGGGATATGCGTGGAGTACGCATCCCGGTATTTCGGGTCAACGGACACCGCGTCGCCGCCGGTGATGGCCTTGAGTCCGGCACCGTCGCCGCTCCATTTTTCCTGGTCCGGCAGGCGTATCAGTGAGAAGCCAGTTAACGCGGCACGTTCACGCGGGGATTCCAGCGTCTCGATGGTGGCCGACGTGGCGTTATCCTCCCCGGCCAGCAGGGTGGCTATTTCGGCCATGATACTTTTGCCGCTGCCGCCGGGACCGGTCACCTCCAGAAAGAGCTGCCAGTCGTAGCGGTTTGCCAGCACCATAAACAGTGCGGCCAGAATCACGTCGCGTTTTTCCGCACGACCACCGGCAGCACGGTCAAGCCAGCGCCAGAACGCGGGGGCGTGGGTCTCCAGCGTTTCACCGTCCACCGGCGGGGTGAAATCCACATCGCACAGGGTACGCATCCAGTGTGACGGACTGTGCGGGTGGAACGTGCCGTTCTGCGTGTCGAGCACGCCGTTACGAAAGCCAATCAGGCGGCGGGAGGGGGCTTCCTGCTGCGGAATAATCAGCTTCAGGGTGTCCACCACGGAGGCCACCTTCCCGGAGGAGAACGGCGCGCGCAGACGCTGAAACAGCCCGGCCACATCCCGGGCAAAGTCCTGTGGTGGCAGCACCTTCCAGACACCATTTTCATAGCGGGACAGAAGCTGGCCGTTGGCATCGACCGCGAGCGCCTCGCCGTAATGCTCATAGATACGCATGGCCTTTTCGCTGGTACTCATGGCGGAAAACTCTGCTTCGCTCATGGTGTCGAACGGGCTTTCAGCCGGTGGACGAATGGCATCATAAATGGCCTTACGGGTGGCCTCCCCGCCGTACTGCGTGAAGGCATCATTCCAGTCACCGAAGACCGGCGGCAGGGCAACAACACCTTCACACGCATCTGCGGCTGCGGCGGCTTTTTTCTGGCCGTCACCGCTGAGGTCACGGTCTGCGGCAAGGACAATCTGACAGGCCGGATGCTTCTGCCGGGCAAGGCTGGCCAGAGAAAGGAGGTTCACGGAAGAAAGCGCCACCATCACCGTTTCACCGGTCAGGTGATGTACGGTAAGTGCGGTCGCGTATCCCTCCGCTATCCACAGACGTTTTCCGGCCTGATTCTGTCCTTCAAGGGTGTGACAGGTGCCCCTGACCTGTCCGCCTTTCAGGGTGCGCTTACGGCCGTCAGCACTGATTAACTGAAGGTTAACCAGTTCGCCGCTGTCGTCATACAGTGGCACCACAAGGTCACCGGCGCGCCAGCTCACGCCACCGGCTCTGTGTGTGCCGGTCAGCATCAGGCATTCCCGGCCGGGAAAGCCCTTGCGGGTCAGGTAGGCGTTACCGGTTCCGGTACGGGTTTTCGCCATCAGGGTTTGTGCCAGTGTGGCGGCGTTCTTCCGGGCAGCGTCTGTTTCAGCAACGGCGGCGGTCGTCACTGCCGGGTCAGCCGGTGGCAGGCTGCCGGTCACGGCAGCCACCTTTGTGGCCGCGTCGGACGGGGAGACACCAAACACCTTTTCAACCAGTTTCAGGCCGTCACCGGCACCACACTGATTGCAGTACCAGGTGCCGCGCCCCTCCCTGTCATCAAAACGGAAGCGGTCACTCCCGCCACAGACCGGACAGGGCTGATGACGGTTTTTCAGCACCTGAATCCCCAGCGCCGGGAGAATACGCGGCCAGTGGCCGAGCGCATGGCTGACGGTGGCGGTTACGTTCATTTTCATGGTGTTGTTCTCCTTCAGTGCAGTACCGGCGCTTTTATGTGACGGGCACAGAGTTCATCCATCACAACCAGCCCGAGAAAGGACAGCGACGGCGCGGCCTTCAGGGGGCCGGATTCCATTAAATCTTCCAGCAGGGCACAGGCTATCTGACGCCCTTTTTCCTCACCGTGCTGGCGCAGATAAAAGCCTTCCAGCTCAGCGGCGATGGCCGCCTCCAGTGATTCAAGGGTGAGATGCGGGTAGCGGTGCTGACGTTCGCACACGGTCAGCCAGGCACAGGCGACAGCACGACGGTAAAGGGCTGCGCGTAAGACGGGCGGTAAGGGTGTTTTCATTTGCTTTCCTCCCTGTGACAGATGACTGCATTCCGTGCCGGTTGCATTAACTGATAAGGCATATCTGCGTCTCCTGAAGACGTGCGTATCCCTGCGCGAATACGCACATTTAATTTTTCGGGTGTCGTTTTTTAATTACAGATAATTGCGGTAACTGTTATCCGGGGTGATTTCCGGGTCAGGCTCCGTGCGGGGAATTTCCCTCCATTCCCGCGCCACCGGTGCCGCCCGGCTGACCGGAACAGGGTCCTGCGGGTAAATATCCAGATATTTCTCCCGCCATTTCTGTAATTCCGGGTCTCCGGCCATTTCTTTCAGTACCGCATGCCGGTTTACGGGGCTGCGTCTGAACAGGTCAGGACGGTCACAGGTAAATTCCCGCAGAAAACGCCCCAGCGGGATGTCTGTGGTGCGCCCGTCAGCGAGGATACGCACAAGGATACTGAATTTACGGCGGTACGGGTTCCAGACAATTTCCGGGCAGCGGTACGGCATTTCCCACGGAATACCGTCTTCCAGAATGCCGACCACGGCCACATCGGGAAAACCGGCAGAACGGTAAATCTCACCGGGCTGGGGAAAATCAAACATGCGTCCTGTCTCCCCGGTCTTGCTGCTGGGCGAGAAAATCGCGGCACAGGCCTTTGGCTTTCAGCTCATTCAGCACAAAATCAATATCTTCATTCAGGTAGCTGAAAATATGCGGAATGTAGAGCTGATGCAGGCCGGAGAGTTCACGGTGAATCAAATCACCCCCAACAAACTGGGATACGGCGCTGGCGCGGTTGAGCTTATGGTAAGCCTCAATGCTGAGGTGTTCACGGGCGTCATGACGCGCTGAGACGGTCTGAGGGGCTTTTTTATTACGCACGGGACACCTCCATCACCGGCAGACGGGCCGCAAGGGAGAGCACATAGTCACGGACAAGGGAACGGCGGGCACTGCGTTCATCACCGGCGACGGTGCGAAGCATACAGATACGGGGATGACGGTCTGCGCGACGGACAGCCGCAAACACAAAGACAAATTCAGGGTGTGAAGGGGTAAGGGTCGTAGCCATAAGGCAACCTCCGATAACAGCGTAAATGACGCTATCGCCGGAGTTCTCACGCTCGATGGCGATAGCCCAGACGGGGGTGAGAATACCGGCGTTATCGGAAACCGGCCAGCCCGGAGGCTGCCCCGCCTGAGCTACCATTGACTCAGAGGCATAACATGCGATTGCGAACAGGATCATACCTGCACGGCAAACCACACGCCACACCATAATCTGGTGCTCTGTGGCGTTGATTGCGACACAAAAAAAGACGCATGGCGCGTCATATGTCGCCGATAACATACTCGGGTTCTCACGCCCGGCTGCCGATTTTGCGACAGCGGAAAAACTATATCCGCAAATGCCGGAAAAAGGCAAGCCAGAAAAAGGGAGTTTTTGCAGAACAGGCATCATCATGCGTCGTACCCCCGTTTGCGTCCGGCAATGCGCCCGGCCATCCATGCGGTGACTTCAGAGTGCAGCCAGGCCACATTTTTACCGCCAAGGCTCACCTGCGGCGGAAATTCCCCCTTACGGATGAGTTCATAGATGGTCGAGCGTGACAGGCCGCACAGGTGCATCACTTCCGGCAGACGTAAAAAACGCTCCTGCGTGATGTCCGGCAGCGGCATCAGTGGCGTCACAGGGGCGGGAGACGGGGAAGAAAAAACAGCTTGCATCGGGCTACCTCGTTAATGTCCATACAGCACCGGATAAGTCCGTCCGGCTTCGGGTAGCGCTTTATTTTGTGAATATTTTCAGCAGACGCAACAGGGGGGATTTGTTCCGGCAGCCTTACAATGGCTGTATGTTTTTTATCCATCCGGACTGGAAGGGTCTCAAAGGGTTCTGAAGGACCTGGAATTTTTTATAGTGAAATACAAATTGTTTTTTCTTATTTATTTCAGTGAATTAATAAAAATAAAAAGTAATGAACAGCACAAAAAGCCCATCAACGGGTGAACAGTGGTGAACAGACGGTGAACAGTCATTACTGCGATTGTTCACCCTTTAACTTACTGTATTACCTATCTTTTTTCTTATGGTGAACAGAGGTGAACAGTAAAATATAAAAAAATAAACAGTAAGCCGGTTTTTCCAGCGACCTTTTCCTGGCTTGCCGGTCTGAGGATGAGTCTCCTGTGTCAGGGCTGGCACATCTGCAATGCGTCGTGTTGTTGTCCGGTGTACGTCACAATTTTCTCAACCTGAAGTGACGAGGAGCCGGAAAATGTCTGACAACACCATCCCTGAATATCTGCAACCCGCACTGGCACAACTGGAAAAGGCCAGAGCCGCCCACCTTGAGAACGCCCGACTGATGGATGAGACCGTCACGGCCATTGAACGGGCAGAGCAGGAAAAAAATGCGCTGGCGCAGGCCGACGGAAACGACGCTGACGACTGGCGCACGGCCTTTCGTGCAGCCGGTGGTGTCCTGAGCGACGAGCTGAAACAGCGCCACATTGAGCGCGTGGCACGCCGGGAGCTGGTACAGGAATATGACAATCTGGCCGTGGTGCTGAATTTCGAACGTGAACGCCTGAAAGGGGCGTGTGACAGCACGGCCACCGCCTACCGGAAGGCACATCATCACCTTCTGAGTCTGTATGCAGAGCATGAGCTGGAACACGCCCTGAATGAAACCTGTGAGGCGCTTGTCCGGGCAATGCATCTGAGCATTCTGGTACAGGAAAATCCGCTCGCCAACACCACCGGCCATCAGGGCTACATCGCACCCGATAAAGCTGTCATGCAGCAGGTGAAATCATCGCTGGAACAGAAAATAAAACAGATGCAAATCAGCCTCACCGGCGAGCCGGTTCTCCGGCTGACCGGGCTGTCAGCGGCAACACTCCCGCACATGGATTATGAGGTGGCAGGCACACCGGCACAGCGCAAGGTGTGGCAGGACAAAATAGACCAGCAGGGTGCAGAGCTTAAGGCCAGAGGACTGCTGTCATGATTTACTGCCCGTCGTGTGGACATGTTGCTCACACCCGCCGCGCACATTTCATGGACGATGGCACCAAGATAATGATTGCACAGTGCCGGAATATTTATTGCTCTGCGACATTTGAAGCGAGTGAAAGCTTTTTCTCTGACAGTAAAGATTCAGGAATGGAATACATTTCAGGCAAACAGAGATACCGCGATTCACTGACGTCAGCCTCCGGCAGTATGAAACGCCCGAAAAGAATGCTTGTTACCGGATATTGTTGTCGGAGATGTAAAGGCCTTGCACTGTCAAGAACATCGAGGCGTCTGTCTCAGGAAGTCACCGAGCGTTTTTATGTGTGCACGGATCCGGGCTGTGGTCTGGTGTTTAAAACGCTTCAGACCATCAACCGTTTCATTGTCCGCCCGGTCACGCCGGACGAACTGGCAGAAAGCCTGCATGAAAAACAGGAACTGCCGCCAGTACGCTTAAAAACACAATCATATTCGCTGCGTCTGGAATGAGGGCTGCCGGTTAACACCGGCCGTCGCCGCACACCGTATTTTTATTCTTCAGCATGATGAGAAAGAGATAACGATGGAAAGCACAGCCTTACAGCAGGCCTTTGACACCTGTCAGAATAACAAAGCAGCATGGCTGCAACGCAAAAATGAGCTGGCAGCGGCCGAACAGGAATACCTGCGGCTTCTGTCAGGAGAAGGCAGAAACGTCAGTCGCCTGGACGAATTACGCAATATTATCGAAGTCAGAAAATGGCAGGTGAATCAGGCTGCCGGTCGTTATATTCGTTCGCATGAAGCCGTTCAGCACATCAGCATCCGCGACCGGCTGAATGATTTTATGCAGCAGCACGGCACAGCACTGGCGGCCGCACTGGCACCGGAGCTGATGGGCTACAGTGAGCTGACGGCCATTGCCCGAAACTGTGCCATACAGCGTGCCACAGATGCCCTGCGTGAAGCCCTTCTGTCCTGGCTTGCGAAGGGGGAAAAAATTAATTATTCCGCACAGGATAGCGACATTTTAACGACCATCGGATTCAGGCCTGACGCGGCTTCGGTGGATGACAGCCGTGAAAAATTCACCCCTGCGCAGAACATGATTTTTTCGCGTAAAAGTGCGCAACTGGCATCACGTCAGTCTGTGTAAAATTCCCCGAAAATCCGCCCGTTTTTACTGAAAAAAGCCATGCATCGATAAGGTGCATGGCTTTGCATGCGTTTCCCTGCCTCATTTTCTGCAGACCGCGCCATTCCCGGCGCAGTCTGAGCGTGTCAGTACAACTGCATTAAAACCGCCCCACAAAGCGGGCGGGCGAGGCGGGGAAAGCACTGCGCGCAGTATAAGAATTAAATAGGTATGGATTTTAAAATCCATCAAGTAGCTGATTGATACCATTGCTCTCATCACAATTTATTTGCTCTAACTCAAATAAAGCACTGTCGTACTTTATTTGGGGAGTGTTTTCAAATGACAATAAAGATTCGATTAGTCTTATTTCTTTATCTTTATTTATGTCTTTAAGTGAGTCTAAAGTTAAATTGAATTTAACTTCGGGTTGTTTTCCTACTTCCATCATGATATTTGACTCCAACTCTGGATCAGTATTGAAGAATCGATGTGTCTTATGGAAATAACTAGGTTTTCTTGATTTTAAAATACTTAGTATATCCGACTTGATAGTGCTTTCCCGTGCTATCACAAGCCAATGGTTGGCAACCCCTGTGATGGTGGTAATGATGTGGGAGCCATTTTCACTTAGTTCATTAAAGGCTCTTAAGTCACCCTTAAAAAAATCATTTAGCAACTCATTTTCTTTATCTTTATCAAAAAGGTAAATTATTGAATTGCCGGCTAATGATATTTCAGCCTTAGTTTTTATAGTATCGCAATTAAATTGCGCGGCCTCATTTTTTAATTCTTCGTAAGATAATTTTAAGTCTAAAAGCAAGCATTTTATTATACTTGATCTGAAAGATGAGTAATCAATATCAGCACAAAGTGAAAATAAATTTCTGTGACGAATGGATTCAGGGCTGTAATATAGCTTTGTTAATATTTCTTTTTGGCGTTCTTTTGTGTCACGACAGATAAACATAGCTGCAAAATATTCCATTAATGATTTGTGTGACCAACGAATAATAGCGCCTTCTTTGACAAATAATGGAACGGTTTCAATTAAGTCCTGAATAAAAAGAGATGGTGAAGTTGATATTCCGGGAATTTTTGAAATGATATTTTGCAATGTTATTTGCAGATCGTCTTTCGTAAACTCAATTTTACCTCCGTCTTTCAAACACCAAAAACCTAATCTCCTTAAGACCTGATGGAAGTCAGTGGAGTCTAGCTTAGAAAATTTTTCTCTAACATAACCAAGTTCTTTAGTTAAATCATGAGACTCATATAAAGCGTCGAATACTTGGCTATAAAATAACTCTCTTTTTCTTGGTATTATCGGTTTGAATTTATATGCACAAAATAATAATGAAACATAAAGAGGTGTGGATAAAAATTCATTTAGATTATGACCATTCTCCAGTCGTAATCCTTTAATTAATTGAGATGAAATAGGGCCACGTCCATCATATCGACGTAATAGATCATACGCTTGATTCGTTTCTAATGGGTTGATTTTAAATCTTGAGAAACCATGTAGTTCTGATAAGAAATTATCATGACGAGAAGTTATAATTATTTTGCTTTCTGAGAAATTATTAGCAAAGGTACTTAGTAAATTTACGATCTTGGATTTGAGTTGTTGTGGGATTTCATCTATGCCATCGAAAAGATAAATAAAAGGGATTTTTTTGAGGCAGTTGTCTGAAATGTCTTCTCCTAAACCAAGTTGATGTTTCACCTGTAGCGCAAAATCATAATCTTTAGCACGTCGTAATTCAATGTATATTGGAATGTATTCCTTATTAGCGATGCAATCTAAAGCAATTCTTTTCATTAGGGTGGACTTACCCATTCCTGCTGAGTCAGTGATTAATATATGATTGAAATTATCTAATAAATCTGCATTGTCTTTTATTAGGCATGTGTATGGTTTTTTTTCATTATCGTAATAAATGCTCATTGGCTCATAAATATCTAGAAGCTCTACTGGAGTATTTTGAAAAGCTAAGGTATTCACAAGGGAGCATTGCCCTTTCACATTTGATAGGAAACGTTCAAGATTTTTATTCAAGAAGCGTGCTGCATGTACATCTATTAAATAATTACGAACACTACTTTCTATGATAGGTAATATTTTATTCTTAATAACCTCCTTTGCCCATGGAAGGGATGCAGAGACTAATACATCAAGAGATACTGGTTGCATGAATTATACCTTATTTTCTACGTTTAAATTTTTGACCTTAAGTCCCCACCAGTTCATTAAATCGATTCTGGCATGTAAATATGTTGAGCGGTTATATGCTCTTCTAACTTCGTTTTTGTCAGAGTGCGCTAAAGCAGCTTCAATGACATCTGGGTTAAAACCTCTTTCATTCATGGCTGTACTTGCTATTGAACGTAGACCATGAGCAACCAGCTTCCCGCCATAACCAATACGTTTTAAAGCAGCATTAGCAGTTTGGCTATTCATTGGCTGTTTTGGGTCATTTCTACTGGGAAAAACATGTTCACGATGAGCACTGATTGGTTTCATTACCTCCAGAATCTCTATTGCCTGAGGTGATAAAGGAACAATGTGTTCCCGCTTAGCTTTCATCCGTTTGGCTGGAATAGTCCAGAGCTTTGCGTCAAGATCGATCTCTGCCCAACGAGCACCGGAAGCTTCAGAAGGGCGCACAAGGGTCAGAAGCTGCCACTCAATTAGACAGCGAGTCGAAACAGAGAGGTTCGACATCACCAAAGAGCGCATGAGTTTTGGTAATTCTTCAGGTCGTAGCGTTGGCATGTGTTGCTTTTTGGGTTTCTCAAATGCCATACCAATACCAGATGCCGGGTTTGCATCAATCAGGCCAGTGTTGACGGCGTAGATCATGATTTCGTTAATACGCTGCACCAGTCGACGTACAGTCTCTAGCGCCCCACGTGCTTTGATTGGCTCAAGGGTTTCAACTAGTGTTCGGGCTTTGATTTGCTGGACAGGGATCTCCCCGATGACAGGGAATACGTCTTTTTCCAGTGACCGCCATATATCTTTAGCGTAATCAGGTGTAACGCTTTTGCTTTTGAGCTGGAACCAGTTAGCGGCGACCGTTGAAAAAATACTGTCCAGAGCGATTTGCTGCTGTTCCTCTGCAACTTCGGCCTGAATTTGCGGGTCAATTCCGTTGGCTAACAAAGCAAGGTAATCCGCTCTTAACCGTCGAGCATCAGCAAGTGAAAGGGCGGGGAAAGCACCAAGCCCCATCATTGTCCGCTGTTTTGTTGCTGGACGTTGATAACGGAAACGCCACAACTTCTTACCGTTCGTTTTAACGAGCAGAAAAAGACCATCGCCATCATGTAACGTTAGATCCTTTTCTAACGCTCTAGCGCGCAGAACTTCTGTGCTGGTCAGGGGGCGTGTCGTTCTTGCCACTGTGGCCGCTCCTTCATTAATTGGTATACGCGTTTAGGTAAACATCCTACCGTATACCTAAACGTATACCAATAATCACTGGATTTAGCTGGATATCCTCGGACAACGGTAGACACAAAAAAGCCCGCAGAGCTTGTGCCATGCGGGCTTTCAGGATTTCTCCGGACGTATCCGGAAGAGCAAGTGGTGGAGCTGGCGGGAGTTGAACCCGCGTCCGAAATTCCTACATCCTCGGTACTACATGCTTAGTCAGTCTTTACATTCGCTTGCCAGCTGCGGACGGACACGCCACTAACAAACTAGCCTGATTAAGTTTTAACGCTTCAACCCCAGGCAGGGCTTCCACGCGATCTCTTTTGGGTTTGACCTCTCTTGATCCCCGTCCTAAGAGCGGAGGCTAGGGAGAGAGGGCTCTAAGCAGGTTATTAAGCTGCTAAAGCGTAGTTTTCGTCGTTTGCGACTATTTTTTGCGGCTTTTTACGAGGCCAACCGCCCCTCGGCATGCACCTTGGGTTTCGCAAATCCCGTCGAATCCAGAATCAGCCCCAATGTGTAAAGGTAAGTATACCAGATTTATGAGCGCCAT